GTAGAATTAGACGCTAAAAAAACGCCTTGTGAGCGTGAGCCCTTAGCGCTATTGCATCGAGCACAACAGGCGATCATATTCTCAAGGCTTATCGGATCTCCTCCGGACTTGATGCTTTGTACGTGATCGACGGTGGTGGCATCTTGCCCACAATAGGCGCACGTGTATCCATCCCTAGCTAATACGACTAACCGGGCTTTCTTGTACTTTTGGCTTACGCGTGGATCCTGTCTACCTCTAACCATTAGTAATGACCGGTCCTTTGATGATGCAACCACGCTTTACATGGTGTTTTATGTCTATGCGCTATGTACTTAAGTCCTAGATCTATCTGCTTAAACGGATCTAACTCTTTCATTTTAAGTAATTGAGGTATGCCATATGCAGAGCTCTTAGGGTTATCTGCACGTGGATCCCATCGAGACTCTCTATTCCACAATAACTCGAGGCATCTATATTGCTTAGAGTTTAATAGCTTTATATGTGCGTATAGTTTGTAGTTTTCTTTATCTCTTTGTGTGTTTATGGCTTGTGATGCAGGCATATTGCTAAATAGCAATAGCCCGGCCAAAAGCACCGTACTACGCCTGCGAGCTATCCGCGGTAGCGGCTCGCCTGCGAGTATGGAGCGTAGTCCTCTAGTCAAATACCTGTCAATCTTGAGCGTATCCTTGAGCGTGTCCCACAAGCTATTAACACTTGTGCATAACTTATGTGGATAACTCATAGTTTAACCTGCATCCCTAGATAGTGCGTATAGGCCGGTGGAATAGCCTCGACCATCTCGCCCCATATCATCCAATCGATACCCATAGCCTCGTTAGCCTGATCCATAGTTTTAGCTGTATGCCCACCGCCCGGGATCTCATCACGCATTGAGCCATATATGCCGACGGGTTTACCCTGTTGCTTATGGTGGCAATCTGTACCCTTTAACTCAAGATTAGACTCAAATAGCCGGTGCCTACGCACTTTAAGACCAAACGCCGAGCCGCACACCTGTACCGCATCAATTAAGGGTGCGCCTTTGACGTTTTCGATTATGTACGGTTTACCGGATGCGACGAGTAACGAGCGCACTTGAGCGAGTAAATCTTTCTTACTCGTGGTTTTACCTTGAGCCTTGCGTAAATGTTGCGTAATACTGTAAGTCTGACACGGTGGCGAGGCGTGTATAAGGTCGTATTCCTCTAAATCCTCCGGACGTAACTCCATTACATCTCTACGTATGTACTTAAACGGGTAACGCTTACCGTGCTTAATATCCATACCTGTAACCTGAAAGCCTGCACGGTGATAACCCATAGAGGCTCCGCCTGCACCGCAGAATAGATCTAATACTTTAAGCATCTTTAACGTCCTCCATCATCACAATACCCATAACACCGCATTTAACGCATTGTAAGGACTTGACGTAAGGTGGCAGGTTATCGGTTACTACGCGCTCTATATGCTCTGTTACCTTGCCACATAGCCGGCACTTAGTTTTATACGCCATAGTTAGACCTCTTTAAGTATTGCATCTCGAATAAATTAGATCGAGGCACCCAGTAATTATTTTGATACGGGTGTTTGTATTTAGGTTGCTTAGCCATATGTACCGGCATCCATCCCAGTAATACATAGACCGGGCTCCATCCCGTAACTAATATAGCTACATCGTTAGACCTACCCTCGCCCCTATTTTGTAAAATTAAATGCCCGTTAGCGTGTTTGGTCCATTTAACCTCGATATTAGCGCCCACGTCTGCCTCCTCGTGAGCGTTATCGGTTTTAGGTACAAAGCCGTAATCGCCAAAATAGTTAGCCACCGCCATTTCAGCACCGCAGCCCTCTGCGTGTTGCCATATAAGCTCGTGATAGTTTGTATAGGTCTGACCGTAATTACTAGCATCCTTAGGATCAGAGTTAAAGGCTACGCCTCGCTCAAGGCCTACACGGTGCGCCGTGATTTCCTGAGCTCTATCGAGAATAACTTTAACTAAGCTCGACACTCTGCACACAACCACGTTACGACCTCTAGGCCTACATCGCGAATAGTTAAGCCGCCTGTTTGACTAACCCACTCGCCACAATAATCGCACTTATCTACCGGCGTGGCACTTGTCGAGCCGTCGTCGTGGACGGTTAAAGCGATCCCGTTTTTTATGTAAGTTATCTCGCCCATAATAAAAACCCCATAACTATAAGTAAAATAACCTCGACGATTAATATGTATATAGATAAGCGCTTTTTTGTCATAGTTTGAGCCCGTCCTCGCATCGTTTACAAAATGCCACGACTAAACCATCCTCACGTACGTAATCGTTAATATGCGTATCGTTATCGCACTTTGAGCAATTACCGGCACCGCCGTAACCATCAAAGCTATACATATGCCCATCGGGTGAGCCATAAATATCTTTAGGGTTAATGGTCATACCTGAGGCTTCCATTTTCCATCTGATCCAAGTACGTGCCAATATGGGTTACATTGATTAGCTCGGTTTTTCTCGGTGCACTTATAAGCTGCCCACGGTTTACCGGTTGCCTTAGCCGTACCCTCAGCCCATATCATCGTGCCGTGAGGGCAACGAGGCGCAGCAGCTACTAACTCGCCGCCTAGCTCTTTACCGATCTCTAATACGGCACTTGCCATAGTAGCCATATCCTCGATCGAGGCCTTAGTACTCCATGGATCAGCACTTGCAGGTAAAGTCTCTACCTTTTCCATATCCTGCACCGTAGGCCTTGATGAGTGCTCAAGGCTCGGAGTCAGTAAACCTATGCAGCGCCCATAAGCTGAGGTAATCGTGTCCTCTACCATCCACTTACGCATATTTTGCGGATAGGTTGCTACGTTGCCAAAAGCATAATCAACGGCGCTAGGCACCGTATCCTCATATTCACGGTAGGCCTCAGCTCTTACGAGGATCGTACCTTTTTCGATATCAAAGCTCTCGATATATGCGACTAATCGACCGCTCTTAAACTCAGCTCTAAAGCGCTTAATACGAGCGTTTACGTCCTCGTAGTTATCTAAAAACCCCATTAGATTAGCTCCTTATCTTTCAGAGCTTGAGCGATAGCGCGGCCACGTACAAAGCCCTCGCCGTGCCCGTGCTTATAACCTATTGAGTAGCCAATTACCATAAACATAAAGCCCATACCGCAGGCTGCCAAACCGATCAATATATCTAAACTATTCATTACTTAGCCCTTTGTTAAGGCCGATAAAGCTACTAACCGAGTAGCCCTCTCAGCGTTTGTAGTATCAGTATGAGGGCTTTTTGTCAGATATCAAAGCGTATTCGTGTTTGGCGTGTCGGACTTAGGGTGCTCTTTAGGTTTAGACTTTAGTCCGTTACCGGCTAATACGCCGCCAAGGGCACCGGTTAAAAATATGGCTAAGGTTTGTAAGAGTTGTATAAAGTCTCGATCGTTAGGCGCTTGAGCTCCTACCGGCTGCGTAACAAAGACAAGGGCATATACGGCACCTGCGGTAATTACAAAAAAGGTAAGCGCTAGTACCGCGCCAATTAAGAATATGAGGCGAGCGTGAATATCCTCAGGCGTTAGCCGCTTATTTTCTTTACTCATCGATCGTAATAAGATCCTTAGTGCAGACTCCGGTCGCCTCGCATTGAGGCGGAGTGCACTCAGGCTTTGTCCAGTTTTCGTATTCTTGACACTCATACCGTACCCATCCTTGGTAACCGCACCCCGATAGGAGGATAGTCCCCACTATCGCCCCTATCAGGGCCCGGATCATTTAGAGCCTAGGCCGTATTGCTTCTCGCTTGGTTGTACCGCTTTAAGTAGCGGACCTACGAGGCCGGCGATAAAGGCATTAGCTAATACTTTTGGATCAGTAATACCGGACATATACAAAGCTGCTACAGATGCGAGCGCTGCTCGTGCATATGATTTAGCTGCTGCTTCTAATTGTTTTTTATTCATTTTTTAATCCTAACTTTTCTATTAGTTGTTTAGCCTTAGTAGCCGATACTTCTACCTCAAAGTGCATATCGTCCGGCCTGCTCTTAAAGTCGCCGCCCCACTTAAGGCCGTACTTTTTAGCAAGGGCTCTAATCATTGGTATTTTCTCAGCCGGGAAAGTGTCGTACTTGCCAAGCGGATGTTTTGTAGCGTTTAGATCGATGGCGGTACCGGAGGAGTGGCACGATAATTTTGTAGGGTTGCCTCGCACCATCCGATAGGCATATGCCCAATCGTCAAAAGTGCCCTCATCGATCGGCTCAATTAGCTCGTGAAATTCCGCAGCAAAGGCGGCCAAGAGAGGCCCAACACTCTCGGCGCACCTTAGCTTACGATCCGTACCCCGTACAGAGTAGGACTTTATTTTAATCTCGGCCGGATCTTTAGAGGCCGGGTATCCGTTATAGCTTGTCTCCATTATCCGAGTAGAGCCGCTACTTCATCGGCGGTTAAACCGAGTTTAGCTAGGACCGCTTGGCGGATTGTTTCTTTTTGCGCTGCTTCATCTGCTCGTACTTGTGCCGCTGCTATTGCATCCTCGCGGCTTTTAATCTCTGCTGCGGTTTCATCTCGCTCAGAGATTGTTTCCTCACCTGTTACCGCATTTACTTCTTTAATTGTTATTTTCATCATTATCCCCTTACGCACTACCTAGAATAAGTACATTACCTGCATCAAAAGATGCTCCGTTATTGCAACCTATTTGTATAGAGCTAATTGTTGAGCTTGAGTCAAAAAACCCAGCCGCGTTCCAAAACTCTTGATACTGCCCAGCCGTCACACCAGCCGCCGTAGTAAAAGTTTTTTTACCTGAGGTATTGCATCCAGTAACGCGCAGATAACCTGAGGTAGTTGAGGCGGTCGTAGATTGTGAGCTTAAATAAACCTCATTAGATCCCGAGCTATTCCACGGAGATGGAATAGGATAATGTGGGCTCGTTGCGTTGCCTGTATAATACTGACCATAATAATTATAAAGTCCACCTGAAGTTACTGTATTAAATTGTATGTATTGCGATGACGTACCGTTATTAGTAGATGCACCTCTTACATAAATCCAAATTTCATCGTAACCGCTAATACCAGTTACGCTCAACACTCCACCTGTTAAAGTTGTTGAGGCAATTTGGACAAAGTTTTTAGTAGCTCCTCCGGGTGTGGCCCAGCTTGGCGCACCGCCGCTGACTGTAAGGACTTGTCCCGTGCTCCCAATTCCGAGACGATCGAAAGTACCGGATCCAGTACCTTTAATAAGATCACCGGCGGTAGTAATAGCCGTAGCCATTGAGTTAGTAACGGTTACGGTACCTGATGTACCTCCTCCGCTAATACCTACACCTGCGGTAACTCCCTCAATGTCACCGGTAGCGCCTGAGGCTACCCAAGCTGCACCGTCGTAATACCAAAGCGAGTTATTATCTTTTGTAAATGCAAACTGTCCCTCGGCGGGTGCGGTGATAGCTGCATCTCGAGCGGTTGAGTTTGTAAATACGTTAATGCCCTGCATGAGGTAGCCGTTTACATCGCCGGCCGTTAATACCTCACCGGTTGTAAAGGTCTTAAAACCTAGACCAGCTGCCATCATTTCCTCCTAGTAAGCAAGCACGGAGGTATCGAGCACTCCGTATAGTGTTGAGTTTAGTATAAAGCCGTCGATAATCGGCTCTAGTGTTGTAAATGTCGTTTTCCATGAGTTAGGCGTAACACGGTGTACTACGCCAAACACTTGTAAAGTCTGTTGCAGGGTCGAGTTACCAGGCTGATTAGTCGTAACCTCTACCGGGTCAAAAAAATCTAGGCTAAGAGCTGCAAGGATGCCATCGTTATAATCGTCCATATATAAATCAAGCTCTACGGCATCGCAACGAGTACGCGTATCTTTACGGCTTGCTACGTAGGCACGAGCATAATCGAGCGCGGCTTGATCCGTGTCCATGACCAGATTAGTTTGATTATAGGAGTGCACAAAATACTCATCGATGGAGGCTTGATCCTGAGCGATCTGAGCCGTACCCCCTATTTTTGTAATAGAGGCAGAGTTATAAACCTGAGTATCGTCTAAGCGCCATACGGCGTTAAAGTAATTTATATCGGTGCCATCGTCATTAAATTTAGTTACCGGAAAAGCCTGAGAGTCGATACAAAAAGCGCGATCCTTAAGCTCTACGGATCCTCGAGCATTGATATATAAAGCGCCGTACTCGGAAATGGTCGCCGTTTGTAATGCAGCTAGAGCGGTGCGAGGCGTACCCGGGTCTGCCTGAAAGATGGTATCGCCGTACTGTATTTCTCGCATTGATGGAGGCCAAGCGATCTCGTCGAGGATAGCGTTTACACGCTCGCCCGGTAAGTCGCCCGATGCCGCAAGGGTTACCGTAGAGATTTGGCTATTTTGGAAAAGTCTAAAAGCATCGACGGCGGTAATGGTCGTATAAACTACATCGGTCGCCATTTTAGGCGTAGTCGTCGTATAGCTAGTAATAAAGCCGCTAAACATCGGGTACTCCACACCGGCGTACGTACCGGTGATCTGTACCTTACGCATCGGAGTAAGTAGGCCGTAGTAAGGCCCTGCCGCATTTTGAGGGTTAAAGTCGCCATTTTGATCGACAATACGCAGAGTTAGAGTACCTGTTTGGAATACGTCGGCCTGAGCGTTACGGCCTCTCATAGTCGTAATGCCGTCTACCTGATTAGATACGTCTACGATCAAAGCCTGAGAGTCTGCTAATACGTTTGTACCTAATTGGCCGCTACCTAAGATCATAGCTTGAGCAAAAGCGGGGCCAGTAGAAAAGTTAATAACCGCGTTTACTGTAGGGACGGTCATAGGATGCCTGCCGTAGTAAGCGGATCTCCGTCGCGGTTAATCTTTTGGATCGTATCTTGTAGCAAGGTAGTAAACTCATCTTGAGATGCAATAGCGCCCGCGTTAATATTTATATTGTAAGTAGCCGCTGCCTGAGCTGCGTAACGTGCTCCACTTGCCGCAGATGAAAGACTAAGGCCGGAGCCTAAGCCCTGCATAAGTGAGCCTTGAGCTATAGCGTTTGTTAAAGATATCTGAGAGAGGCTTTTCTCGTAAGCATCTTGTGCTTGAGCTGCGTAACGTATACCGGATATCTGAGCCGGTGTAAGGGAGGTAGCAACACTCACCGGCTCTTTAGCTAGTGCTATCTCGGCCTCGCTCGGTGTCATCTTTTGGATAGCTGCCGTGTTAGCGCTAGGACCTGTACCGACTTTAGCCAAGGCATTTATATAAGTTTGTAGAGCTGAAAGGCGAGCATCATCGGCTCGCTTTTGCGCAGCTGCTACGCGGTCGATCATATTTAGCTCCTCAGACTCGCGGAGCTTTGTAAGGGTTAAAGCTGCGTTAGAGGTCTTACTCAAGGATGCGAGCTTAGCGATTTCGGTAAGTTGGATCTGTACGCGCTCGCTATAACTTTCTCTAGCGGCTAACTCACCGGCTGCGGTAATAGCTGCGTTGTACTTACCAAACGCGATCTGTCTTGCCTGCTCCTTTTCGCCCTCGGCCATCTTGCTATCGTTAATAATCTTAAGCTCTGTTAGTAGCTGAGTGTTAAGGGCTGAAAGTGTTGCCTCGCTAATCTGAGTAACCCCGGCTAGTTTGGCCATGTCTGCATTTTTTTGCAGGGCCGCTAGCTCGTTAATCTTACGTAGAGCGAGCTCGCCGTTATCGTCCTCAATAGCCATAAGCGCCTCGAGGCGCAGGCGTGTCTCTTTGTCGTACGTAGCCTGTAATGCAGCGGCGATAGAGATGCGGTTAGTATCGAATACGGCCGCAGCCTTTGATAACGAAAGTTTATTCTTTTCCGCTAGCTGCGCTTTTTTCTGTAAAGCAATAAGCTCTTTTTGGCGCTTAAGCGCTTCTTTGTCCATCTTAGTTTTTTCAGTTTGGCTCTGAAAATTTTTAAGATCCGCAGGTAAGCCCTGAGGGAAACCACCTTGGCGGCCTAAGACTAAATCTACTTGCTTACGTAAATTACCGATCGAAAATGTACCGAGATAATTCTTTAACCCTCTAAAAGCATCCTCTAAAACTCCTGCGCCCGGGATACTAGAGAATAAATTACCAAGCTCTTTAGCTAGGTATGCCGTGTTAGTAATAAGGCCGGAGATAGAGTTTGAGGCTCCATCGACTTTATCGATCAGCTTATCCATACCGCCGGAGGATGTGCCAAGAGCTGCTACTAAGCTCTGCCCAATCTGCTCGCTTGCCTGCTCTGCCGCGATCTT